GAAGAACACCCTGAAATTGATGTCTAAAAATTAAAAATTTTATAAAGGAAAGGTAAAGGTGAACGAAAATGGGAAATTTCGATTCAAAGAGCTTTAATGAAAAAGCATTCAAATATTCTGTGGAACATCCAAGAATAACAAATTTAAAAACAAATGAATTAAAAAAATCAAAAGCATTAAAAGGAAGTAAAGATATTAGAGATGTTTTCTCATCTCAAAATGGTACTGTTTATGCTGAAATAGCAATGAAAGGATTATTAGATGGTCAAGCAGTAAACTATGATGGTCAAACAGACATTACAGCTACAAGCACAAAAACATTCAATCGTGGTGTAGTTGTTATAGGTCGTGCGAAAGCATGGGTTGAAAAAGATTTCTCTGATGATGTATCAGGTGAAAACTTTATGGATAATGTTGCAGACCAAGTTGCTGAATATAAAGATGGTTTAGACCAAGACACAATACTTGCTATATTACAAGGTATATTTGCAATGACAGGTGCTAAAAACCTTGAATTCGTAAATAATCATACACATGAAGTTGAAGGTGCAGTTGATGCAACAACATTAAATACTGCAATGAACAAAGCATGTGGTTCTAATAAAAAGAAATTCACAATGGTATTTATGCATAGTGATGTTTCTACAAACCTTGAAAATTTAAAATTAATCAAACATTTAGTATACACAGATGCTGATGGTATAGAAAGACCATTAGATTTGGGTGCATGGAATGGTAAATTAGTAATAATTGATGATGACATGCCAACAGAAATCGTTGAAGAATCAGCAGAAGGTGCTGGTGATGGATATACAAAATACACATCATACATATTAGGTGATGGTGCTATTGATTATGAAGACATTGGTGCTAAAAAACCATATGAAATGTCAAGAGATGCTGCAAAAAATGGTGGTGAAGATACATTATATATGAGACAAAGAAAAGTATTTGCACCATTTGGAATATCATTCACAAAAGCAAAAATGGCTTCTAATTCACCAACAGATGATGAATTAAAAGATGGTTCAAACTGGGCAATTGTTCATAGTGGTGAATCTGTTGCAGCTAACAGAAGTTATATAAATCACAAAGCTATTCCAATAGCAAAAATCGTTTCTAGGGGATAATAAAAGAAAGTTGGTGATGCTAAATGGCACTTAAAGAAGAAGTGTTGAACCCTTTAATTGAAAGCATCATGAATGTGTTAAATAATGAATCTTATGAAGAATCATTTGTAAAAATGGTTCTTCTTCGATTAGATTCTTTTGGATATACCCCAAGTGAAGATGATTCTTGGATGATAGCTTTTTCTATACAAAAGGTTGAAAATCATATAAAAAATTCTTGTAATATTTCTTCAATTCCTGATGGATTAAAAGAAATTGCAGTGGACAGAATTTGTGGTGAATTGTTATTTTCTAAAAAACAAACTGGAAAACTAAATGCTGAAAATGGTTTTGACATTGAAGTGGCAATAAAACAAGTACAAGCAGGTGATACAAATGTAACATTTGCAGTTGGTGAAGGTTCAGAAACTTTGGAAACAAAGTTGAACAAATTAATTTCATACTTGATGAATTTAGGTGAAGGTGATTTTATATGTTATCGACAGCTACAATGGTAAGAGTAAGAAAAGCAATCGAATCAACTTATGATTGTACATGTAATATTGTTGAACATGGAAAAGTCAAAAAAGAAAATAAATCAACAGGTTTTGCAGATAAAATTGTTTTAGAAAATAAAAAATGTAAACTTTCTTTTGAAAGTATTACAAGCACAAATCAAAATGATGTCAGTGCAAAAGTAACACAAGTTACAAAATTATTCATTGCACCTGAAATTGATATAAAACCAGGTTCAAGAATAGATGTTAAAAATGCACAAGGTGTGACCACCGCATATGAAAGCAGTGGTCAACCAGCAAAGTATGAATCACATCAAGAAATCATGCTTAAACTTTTTGAAGGCTGGGCATAGATGGGTAAGAATGGAAAAATAGAATTTGATGAATTGAAAGAAGTAAGAAAGAATATAGAAAAACTTTCAAAATCACAAGTTGTTGAATTTATGGAATCTTGTGCAAAAGAACTTGCTGCAAGACTTCTTGCAAAAGTAGTTAAAAGGACACCAGTTGGTCAATACCCTAGTGGTTCAGGAAAAGTTGGTGGTACTTTAAGAAGGGGATGGACAGCAGGAAAAGACCAAAATGCAACAGCTTATGCAAAATCTTTAAAAATACATCACTTCGGTGGCACTTATGTTATAGAAATAGTCAATCCAATTGAATATGCTTCATATGTTGAATTTGGACATAGAACAAGAAATCATAAGGGTTGGGTTGAAGGAAAATTCATGTTAACTATATCAGAACAAGAAATTCAATCCATTGCACCTAGAATCCTTGAAAATAAAATTAAAAAGTTATTGGGGGAATGTTTCAGATGATAAATAAAATTACAGATGCAATCAGTGAAGCAATATATGATGAATTTGGTGATGGACATGAAATATACACAGAAGAAGTTGAACAAGGCTTACAAGAACCTTGTTTTGCTATTATTCCATTAAATCTTACAAATGATTTATATAGAAATAAAAGATATTACAGGAAAAATCCATTTTGCATTCATTATTTTCCATCTACAAATGACAAAAGAAATGAATGCAACAAAGTATTAGAACGATTATATAGTTGTTTAGAATACATTGAAATAAAAGAAACAGTTGATGGTCAAAGTATATTAAGTAAAACCATGGGAACAAACATGAATGCTGAATATACTGATGGTGTTCTACATTTCTTCGTAAATTATGACATGTTTGTGTATAAAGTAGAAGAAAAAGAACCAATGGATTCATATGATTACAACACTGATGTGAAAGGGTGAAAAGCTAATTATGGGAAAAGTAAAAGTTGAAAAAAATCAAAAAATTGAAAAAAATGAAGTTGTTGAAGAAAAGTTCACAAAATCAGAACTTTTAACAGCAAAAATATTAAAAAATAGAAAAGATATTTTAAGTGTTTTAATAAAAGATGATGAAAAATTATCTATTAGAGAAGCACAAGAAAGAATCGAAAATTTTATGAAAGAGAAGGTGAAGTAAGATGTTAGGTGGTGGAACATTTATCGCACAAAACAAAATTCTTCCAGGTTCATACATTAATTTCATATCACTTTCAAAAGCAAATGCAAACCTTTCTGATAGGGGAATTGTAACAATGCCTTTAATATTAGATTGGGGTGTAGAAGGTGAAGTTTTTGAAGTATCAAATTCAGACTTCCAAAGAAATGCTTTGAAATTATTTGGATATGATTATTCACATGAGAAAATGAAAGGATTAAGAGATTTATTCCTAAATGCACAAAAATTATATGCATTTAGATTAAATGGTGCAGGTGAAAAAGCTAGTAACACTTATGCTACTGCAAAATATGCAGGTATAAGGGGTAATGATTTAAAAATCATAATTGCAACAAATGTTGATGATGAATCAAAATTTGATGTAAAAACTGTTATGGATTCAACAATAGTTGATATTCAAACAGTAAAAACAGCAGCAGAACTTGTTGATAATGACTATGTAACATTTAAAACTGATGCAGAATTAAATGTTACAGCAGGAATGACAATGGAAGGTGGAACAAATTCAGAAGTTGATGGAACAAGTTATCAAAATTATTTTGATAAAGTTGAATCATATACTTACAATATTATGGGAATACCTACAACTGATGAAACAATAAAAGGTTTAGCAGTTGCATTTTGTAAGAGATTAAGGGATGAAGTTGGTGCAAAATTCCAAGTTGTATTACACAACATGGCTGCTGATTATGAAGGTGTAATCAATGTTGCAAATGATGTAACAGCAGATGCAAACTTCGACAAATCTTCAATCGTATACTTTATAGCAGGTATTGAAGCAAATTGTGCTATCAATAAAACATGCTTAAATAAAGTATATAATGGTGAATTTGAAGTTATAGTGGATTATACACAAGCACAACTTGAAGATGCTATCACAGAAGGTAAATTAATATTACACAAAGTTGGTAGTGATGTAAGAATACTTGAAGATATAAATTCACTTGTAACATATTCAGATACTAAAAATGAATTATTCAAAGAAAACCAAACAATCAGAATCGTAGACCAAATTGCAAATGATATTGCAACATTATTCAACACAAAATATTTGGGAAATGTTCCAAATGATGAAAGTGGAAGAATAAGTTTATGGGCTGATATAGTTAAACATCATGAACAACTTCAAGAAATCAGAGCAATTGAAAACTTCTCTGATGAAGATGTTACAGTTGAACTTGGAAATACAAAGAAAGCAGTTGTAATAAAAGATACAGTTACAATCATAAATGCTATGTCACAATTATATATGACTGTTGAAATAGGATAGAAAGGGGGAAATTATAAATGAATAATGTAACAATGAAAGCAAAAGATACACTTTCAGCAAAATTGGCTGAATGTTTCATCACAATTGGTTCAAATAGATATAATTTCATGCAAATGATTAATTTTGAAGCAAACTTTGAAAAAACTAAATCAGAAGTTCCAATTCTAGGTAAAACAGGAAAAGGAAATAAATCGACTGGATGGAATGGAACATTTTCAGCAACAATGCATTATAACCAATCAATTATAAGACAAATGTTACTTGATTTCAAAAATACTGGTAAAGATACATATTTTGAAATACAAGTTACAAATGAAGACCCTTCAACATCAGTCGGAAGACAAACTGTTGTATTTATGGATTGTAATATTGATGGTGGTATACTTGCAAAATTTGATGCTGATGGCGAATACCTAGATGAAGAAGTTGAAGGAACATTTGAAGATTTCAAAATGCCTGAAACATTCGCATTAATTGATGGTATGTTATAAAAATAAGAAAAAAGTATTACCCAAGGACTTATTCAATATAAGACTTGGGTATTTTTTAATATCTAAAAACAAGAAAGGAAGAAAAGAAAATGTCAAATTTAGATAGATTTTTAAAACAAAACAAAAAGATGAGAGAAAACACAACATATTTAGCAACAAAATCACTTACAGATGAAGAAGGTAACCCATTACCTTGGACAATAAGACCATTAACAACAAAGGACAATGATAGATTAAGGGATGAATGCACAATTGAAATACCTGTAAAAGGAAAACCAAATGTATTTAGACCAAAACTTGATACTTCAAAGTATCTTGCAAAAATGATTGTTGCATCTGTTGTTGAACCAAATCTTAATAATAAAGACTTACAAGATTCATATGGGGTTATGACACCAGAAGATTTAATAAAAGAAATGATTGATGACCCAGGTGAATATAACGATTTTGCAAGTTTTATTCAAAATTTTAATAGTTTTACAACTACACTTGATGAAAAGGTTGAAGAAGCAAAAAACTAATTGAAGAAGACAGTGATGCATCTTATTGTTATTATTGTCTTCATAAATTACATATGTTACCTTCAACTTATTCTGAATTAGATATGAATGAAAAAGCATTCATTATTGCAGCAATTCAGATAAAAAGCGAAAACGAAAAGAAACAAAAAGCAAAAATGAAAAGTAAGAAAAAATAATTTGCTTTTTAAGAAAGAAGGTGAACAAAGATGTCAAGTATAAGCACAGCAATTGAATTAACTGATAGAATGTCACCAGTATTATTTCAAATAACAAATGCATTAACAAATGTAATTGATACAATGGAAGAAATGAATACATCCATGAATAGTTCTTTTGATACATCAAAAATTGATGCTGCAAGAATTTCAATAACTTCTGCAAATGCATCACTTGATGCAATGGGTGATAACATGAAAAATAATTCAGGTCATCAAAATGATTTGAATAAAAAAATTCAAGAAGGAAAACTTGGTTTGGATAGCATGGTTGGTTCAGTAACAAATCTTGTTTCTGCTTATGCAGGTATGAAGGGAATTCAAAAGTTGGTAAATCTTTCAGATGAATATACCCAAACAAAAGCAAGATTGGATTTAATGAATGATGGATTGCAAACCACAGAAGAATTACAGGATAAAATATTTGCTTCTGCACAAAGGTCAAGGGCAAGTTTTCAAACACAAGCTGATATTGTTGCCAAACTTGGACAAAGGGCAGGTGATGCCTTTTCAAGTAATGATGAAACAATTATGTTTGCAGAAAATTTAAGTAAAATGTTTGTTATTGCTGGTGCATCACAACAAGAAATGGCATCCGCTTCTTTACAATTAACACAAGCATTAGGTTCAGGTGTACTTCGTGGTGAAGAATTAAATGCAGTTTTTGAATCTGCACCAAATGTTATTCAAGCAATAGCAGATTATTTGGATGTACCAATTGGTAAAATTCGTGAAATGGCATCTAATGGTGAGATTTCAGCAAGTGTTGTTAAAAATGCATTATTAGATGCAACAAATGATATAAATCAAAAGTTTGATTCCATACCAATGACATGGGGTCAAGTTTGGACAAATGTGTGCAATGAATTATATTATGCATCACAACCTATATTGGAATTTATAAGTTTACTTGCTGAAAATTGGTCAATATTAGAACCAATAGTCACTGGTGCAGCAATAGCAGTTGGATTATATACAGCAGCTTTATTAATAGGTAAAGGTGTAATGGTAGCACATAATATTGCTACAATGATGCATACTGCAATGACAAGTAGCTGGTCATTTGCAACATTCACAGCAACTGTTGCACAAAAAGGTTTAAATGCAGCACTTCTTGCATGTCCGTTGACATGGATTTTACTTATTATAATTGCAGTCATAGCAGCAATATATGCAGTTATCGCTGCTATAAATAAAATAACTGGTTCATCTATAAGTGCAACAGGGGTTATTGTTGGTGCATTAACAACTGCGGTTGCATTTATTTGGAATTTGTTCATAGGTTTACTTGATTTAGTCCTTGGTGTTGTCAATGCAATGGTCAATCCATGGATTTCTTTTGCAAACTTTTTTGCTAATTTATTTAATGACCCAATTGGGGCTATTGTGCATCTTTTTGGTGACATGGCTGATAGCATCCTTGGAATTATAGAAAGTATCGCAAAGGCACTTGACAAAGTATTTGGTTCAAATCTTGCTGGTGCGGTTCAAGGATGGCGAAGCGGTTTAAATAGTATGGTTGAAAGTGTTGCAAATCAATATGGTAATGGTTCATATGAGAAAGTCGCAGAAGAATTAAATTTGAGTTCTGAAAGTTTAGGACTTTCAAGATGGGCTTATGGTGATGCCTATAACACAGGATATGGATGGGGTGAAGGAATAGAAAATTCAGTTTCAGACATGTTCGGTGGTGGAACAGATTTTGATTATGATTTAGATAGCTTGAAAGATAGTGCAGCAAATACTGCAAATAATACTGGAAGTATAAAAGATTCTATTTCTGCATCAGAAGAAGATTTAAAATATCTTCGTGATTTAGCAGAACAAGAATCAGTAAATAGATTTACAACAGCAGAAATAAAGGTTGATATGACTAATAACAACAATATTAATTCAAATATGGATTTAGATGGTGTTGTTGATTATTTAGTAACAGGACTTAATGAAGCAATGGAAAAAGCAGCGGAAGGGGTGCATGTATAATGTATTATTTTTATTTAGGAAATATGCTATTACCAATTGCACCTTCCAAATTAACAGTAAAAATTGGAAATGAAAACAAAACACTTACTTTAATTAATGAAGGTGAAATAAATGTTTTGAAAAAGGCAGGATTAACAGAAATTGATTTTGATGCCACTATTCCAAATGTTGAATATCCATTTGCAACATATAAAAATGGTTTTCAATCTGCAAAAACTTTTCTTGATGCAATTGAGAAATTGAAAACAGACCAAAAACCATTTCAATTCATAGTAACAAGAACATTTCCAAATGGAAAAGCAATCTTTAATACAAACATGAAAGTTTCCCTTGAAAATTACACTATAAAAGAAGAAGCAAAACAAGGTTTTGATGAAACTGTCACTATAAAATTAAAACAATTTAGAGATTATGGAACAAAAACATGTAAAATAACACTTCCAAAAGCATCTAAACCAGTGGCAGTGACACCAGCACCTAAAAGGGAAACAACATCATCACCTGCACCTGTGAAACAGAATAAAACATATACAGTTGTAAGGGGCGATTGTTTGTGGAATATAGCAAAAAAATTCTATGGTAATGGTAGTCAATACACAAAAATATATAATGCAAATAAGGACAAAATAAAAAGTCCAAATTTGATATATCCTGGGCAAGTATTGACAATCCCTGTTTAATAGGGGGTGTATTTTATGGCGTATGAATTATTAATTCAAAATGGTGATAAAGTATATCAACCAGCAATTGAAGGGGATATTACTTGGAAAACTGAAAGAAAAGGTTACCCAGGTGAATTAAAGTTTAACATCATACAAGATGATGTTATAAATATCACAGAAGGTAATGCAGTAAGATTGAAAAAAGATGGTTCAAATATTTTTTATGGATTTATCTTTTCTAAAAGTAGTGATAAAGAAAAAATTGTTACAATTACTGCATATGACCAATTAAGATATTTTAAAAATAAAGACACCTATGTTTATGAAAATAAAACAGCAGGTGAATTAATAAAAATGTTAGCAAATGATTTTAATATGCAAACAGGAACAATTGAAGATACTGGTTATAAAATAGCATCAAGAGTGGAAGAAAATGCAACTTTGTTTGATATGGTTCAAAAT